ACAAACTAAAACTATTGATTTAACTAAAGAGCAATTAACAGTTGAAGAACAATTAGCAAAAGCAAATAACTTCAAATTAGAGTTAGAGAAAGAATTAACCATTGCTACTGGTAGTCATAGAGAAGCTGTTGAAAGACAAATTGAAACAATCAATACTCAAATTGATGGATTAAGTTTATACGGTGATGCTCATCATTTTGTTAAAGAACAAATAGATGAATCCAAAGCTGCACACGCAGCACTCAAAGCAGAACAAGATGGAATGTATGAGGGTGTTAAAGATGGTCTTGAAGATTATATCAAGGCTGGTCAAGATGCTGATGCACAACAAAAAGAGTTTGGTAAAGTCGGTACTAAAATAGCAACATCAATGGAAGATGCCTTTGTTAATATGGCAATGGGCGCTAAAACATCTTTTAAAGATATGGCACGTTCAATCATTGCTGACTTAATTAGAATACAAGTTAGAAAGAATATTACTGGCTTTCTTGGTAATTTTGACTTCTTTGGCGGTAGTGATACTCCAGCGCCAGTAACATCACATACTGGTGGTGCTATTGGTCTTGCTTCTATTCCATCATTCCACTCTGGTTATAGGTCAGACGAACGCCTTGCTAAATTACAAGTAGGTGAATCAGTAGTTAATCGTGCTGGTACAGCTAGAAACGGTGAAGCAATTGATGCTATGAACTCTGGACAAGCTATTGGCGGTGGTGATAATATCCAAAACGCTAATATTACATTCCAAGTACAAGCATTTGATTCAGCTTCATTTCAACAAGGAATGGTACAAAATCGTGCTACAATTGTTGGCGTAGTTCGTGAAGCATTTAATCGTAACGGTAAATCGGTAGCATTATAATATGGCATTTCCAACAACACCAACAGCAAGTTCAATTAAGATTATTGGACTATCACCAACACTAACAAGTGTTACTCATTCATTAAAAAGACAAGCACGTTCACGAGGTAGTCAAAGATGGTCTATTGAACTGGGTTATCCAGCAATGACTAGAACCACATTTGCTCCGCTCTGGGCGTTTGTTAATGCTCAACAAGGGCAATATAGCACCTTTACATTTATACCCCCTATATATGGAGATACGAGTGGCATAGCTACTGGAACATTGTTAGTTAATAACGTATCTAATTATGCTGCTGGTGATTCATCTATAACTTGTGATGGTTTAACAGACCAATTGAAAGCTGGTGATTTTATTAAGTTTACTGGACACGATAAAGTTTATACAGTTACAGCTGATGGCTCTACTACAATAGAGATTGAACCGCCATTAATGAGTGCGGTAGCTGACAATGAAGTTGTTATCTATAATGACGTTCCGTTTACTATGGCACTTGTTGATGATAAGCAAGAGTTATCAATGGGAATTGACCAGTTAGTTGGATATTCAGTTAAATTAGTTGAGGTTGTTTAATGGACAGAGGTTCAAGTTCGGCATTTCAAACAGAGATTGTCAAAGGACAGAATAGACCCGTTCATTTAGTTGAAGTTGTATTTGATGATGAAACTGTTTATATGACTGATGCTTATAAAGCAATCACATTTGATAGCAATGAATATACTGCTATTGGTCATTTTATGGGTTTCTCTGATATTGAAGAAGCTGCTGAAGTGATGGTTTCAAGTGTTACGCTATCTTTATCTGGCATTGACCAAGTATGGATTAGTAATGTATTAAATAAAGAATATATTGACCGAACTGTAAAGATTTATACAGCCTTTTTAAATGATGCTCAAGCCTTAGTAATAGACCCAGTTTTAATATTTGAGGGTCGTATGGATTCACCAGCAATTAGTGAGAACCCAGATACTGGACAATCAACTGTATCAGTTAGTGCTACCAATTCTTGGGTAGACTTTACTCGTAAGACTGGCAGACATACTAATCACGAAGAACAACAAGTACACTTCGTTGGTGATAAGGGTTTTGAATTTGCATCTGAAATTGTTAAAGATATTATCTGGGGTAAACCAAGTTGAATCCATCAAGTGAAATAGCACTACACGAATACGTTCAAGAACAGATTGGCAAACCTTTTGTGTTTGGCGTTAATGATTGTCCGTTGTTTGTTGCTGGTGCGATTGATTCAATGAAAGGAACTTCATTAAGAGATGAATATACTGGCTTATGGCACGACCAAAAGTCAGCTTGGAAGTACGCAAGAAAGAATGGCGATATATCTGAACAATTGAAAAACATTGGATATAAAACGGTAGAATTAACACATATTCAAACTGGAGATATTATCGTAATGGAACAAAGACTTGCTCACGAAAAGAAATGGCGTTCAGTCGCTGTATGTTTAGGCTCAACAGTTGCTATTGTTCGTAATGATATTGGCGTTGAAGTAATTAGTATTGCTCAAGTTCCAAATCTAACTGAGGTATTAAGATGGCAGTTTTAGCAGTTGGTATCGGTGGAATGGTTGCTGGTAGTGCTGGAGCAACTTATCTTTTAGGTGCGGCAGCAGCCAAAGCTATGACTTGGCAATATATAGCCACTTCAGCGCTTATTGGTGCTGGTGTTTCCACCTTGGCTGGAAAAGCATTTGGATTAGATAAGCAAGAAGATATTTCTGACTTTGGCGGTAGTACGGCTGATGGAATGTTAGTTAATAAAGCATCTAATGACGCACCTATTCCAGTTGTATATGGTCAGCGCAAGATTGGCGGTACTCGTGTATTTATTGAAGTATCTGGTGATGATAATGAGTTCTTACATATTGTATTGGCAGTATCAGAGGGTGAGATTAATTCATTTGAAAATGTATATTTGAATGATGTTATCTCTACTGATTCACGCTTTACTGATGTTTTAGATATATATAAACATACTGGTTCAGATACTCAAGCAGCAGATTCCAACCTTGTTACTGCTATTAGCAACTGGACAAACAACCATCAGTTAAAAGGCACAGCATATCTTTATGTTAAATTAAAGTATGACCAAGACGCTTTTGCTTCTGGTTTGCCAACTATCACTTCTGATGTTAAAGGTGTAAAGGTTTACGACCAAAGAACAGCAACTACTGCTTGGAGCGACAATCCTATTCTATGTATTCGTGATTATTTAACTAACACTCGTTATGGTCGTGGCATTGATACATCATTAATTGATGATACAACTTTTAATGCTGCTGCTAACTATTGTGATGAATCTGTAACTATTGGTGGCGTTAGTAAGAAGCGATATACTTGTAATGGTGTAGTTGATACTTCTAATGGTTCAATGGACGTTTTAAAGAAGCTATTAACGTCTTGTAGAGGTTTTCTAATCTTTAGTGGCGGTAAGTATAAGTTAGTGATTGATAAGCCAGAAACGGCTAATTTCACATTTAGTGAAGATAACATCATTGGTGCTTGGAATATCAGCCTTGGTAATAAGAATAACCAATTCAATAGAATGAGAGCCAACTTCTTTAATCCAGATAGACAATGGCAACCAGATATTGCTATAATTGATTCGCCAATACTAAGAATTAAAGATAATGGATTATTGTTAGAAAAGACAATTGACTTACCATTTACATCTGATATTGACCGTGCCAAGATGATTACTACTGTTAATCTAAATCAATCAAGGCAACAAATCATTTGTGAATTTAATTCTACAATTGAGGGTTTAAGATGTGAGGTTGGTGATGTTGTTTATATCAACCATAAGACTACTGGTTGGGATACTCTCAACTCTAATGCGGGTAAATTATTCAGAGTAATGCGAATTACTTTACAGAATAATGACGAGGTTCGTATTCTTGCTATGGAATATGATGCTACTGCTTATGATTTCGGTATTATTTTAGCAACTGATGCTACGCCAAACACTAATCTACCAGACACATCAACAGTAGTATTACCAACTGCTTTATCAACAAGTGAAGCGTTATACTCAACTATTGGTGGCGCTGGTGTTAAAGTACGAGTAACAATAGATTGGACAGCTTCTAAAGACATCTTTGTTCGTGAATATGAAGTTGAATGGCGTAAGAATGGAACTACTACATACACTCATTTAACAACAACACGTAATACAACAGCACGATTAGATGATGCTGACCCAGATGTTTATGACTTTAGAGTTAGAGCGGTTAATTCAATGGGTGTTAGTTCTGATTGGGTAACGCTTAATAATGTTACTGTTGCTGGACTTACCGCACCGCCAGTTGATGTTGATAATTTATCTTTAATATCACTTAATAATAATGCTCATATCTCTTGGGATTTAGCAACTGATTTAGATGTTAGGGTTGGTGGTAAAGTACGCTTCAGACACTCAAATCTAACGTCTGGTGCTACTTGGGAATCATCTACTGATATTGGTGCTGCTGTTGCTGGACATAGTACAACTGCTGTATTGCCATTATTAGCTGGTACTTATATGGCTAAGTTTGTTGATTCAACTGGAAACACTTCAGTTAGCGCTTCATCATTTGTATCTACAACTGTTCCAAATATTGTAAATATGAACGCAGTTGCTACATCAACACAAGAGCCATCATTTACTGGTACTAAAACAAATATGGTAGCGGTGGACAATGTATTGAAGTTTGAAGCTGATACGTTGCTTGATAGTGTTACTGATTTAATGGACGATTGGGAATTATTAGACGCTATCGGTGGTCTTGATACATCTGGTTCTTATGAGTTTGATACATACCTTGATTTAGGTGCTGTATATACATCAAGAGCCACAGCAAATATTGCTTTCACAGCATTTGTTATTGGTGATTTATTAGACGATAGAACAGTATTAATGGATACGTGGACAGACTTCGAAAACGCACCATCTGACGTAACACTTAATCTATATATTGCTACTACTAATGATGACCCATCTGGAACGCCAACGTGGAGCAGTTGGGCGAAGTTTACGGTTGCTGATTATAGTGCTAGAGCCTATAAATTTAAGGTTGAAGCATCATCTACAAATGCTGACCATCAGATTAATATAACTGAATTATCGGTTGCTGTTGATATGCCAGACACAGTACAAGGCGATAATGCTTTGACTACATTATCAACTGGTTTATTATCTGTAACTTACGCTAAACCGTTTAAAGCAATACCAGCACTTGGAGTTACCTTTACTGATTTAGATTCTAATGATAGTGTTGATATTTTAAGTGAAACAACAACTGGATTTGATGTTGGTGTTAAACACGGTTCACATTATGAAGCACACAATTTCAACTATCTAGCAAGAGGGTATTAACTATGATACAATTTAATTTAAATTTAAACGGAGATAAATAAATGGCAAATCACGACTACGTCATTGCTAATCAGAATGGTGCTAATACCCGTTCTGACTTAAACAGCGCATTTTCTGCTATTGTTAGCAATAACAGTAGTGCTAGTGAGCCATCTACTACCTACGCTTATATGTGGTGGGCAGATACAACCAATGATTTATTAAAACAGCGTAATGCTGCCAATAGTGCTTGGGTTGATATCTTAACACTTTCAACTGGCGCACCATCAGTTGGTGGAGCAACAGAGGGAACAGCAGTATTATCTACTGGTGAAACTGGTGGTACTAAATTCTTACGTGAAGATGGTGATGGCACAAGTTCTTGGCAGAGTATTTCAGCTGACCCAGCTATGGGTGGTGATTTATCTGGTACTGCTTCTAATGCTCAACTTGTAGCTAATGCGGTTGGTACTACTGAGATAGCTAATAGTGCTGTTACAGATGCTAAGATAGCTGGAATGAGTTCATCTAAGTTATCTGGTGCTTTACCTGCTATTGATGGTAGTGCTTTGACTAAT